TTGGTATAATCCTTTCAACTCTATTCGTTTAAGTGCGATCTTACATCTCTCGCACATGAAAACTTTTGGTGGTTCTTCTGATGAACCATCTTCTGTTAATATTGTTTGATCACGATCCATATTTATCTCCTTCTATTAAACATTGTACTCTTATTGCATGAGGATATTCCATTCTATCTCTCACTAAAACTAACATCTCACTTGCTCTATCATAGCAATCATTGATTTTATTATAACCTTTCGGTGCTTGTAAATCATATACTTTGAAGCATTGTGTCTCGATATGTGGAACATGGTTCAAGGCACAAACAATTAACATTGCTTTAAACATAGTGTTTCTCCCATAATTTTTTGTTTGATAAAATTTTTTAAAAATAGGTGTAGAAAGTGTAGAAACGTAGAAAACACTCTGTAACCCTTGGTGACACTAGATGTTCTTTCTACACTTTGGTTACACTTTCCACACTTTAAAGCCGACCGCGTCATTTTTTTTCCTTTATTATTGCAAATATATCCCAGAAACTCTACTATGGGGACATGCCATTGACCAATCGACAGAAAACTTTTTGTAAATATATTGTTGAAGGAACATACTCTAACTCTGAGTGCGCCAGAAAGTCTGGATACTCTGAAGGTCAAGCTAGAAAAACTGCTAGTCTGCTTCTTAATGGTAGGGATTTTCCTCTCGTAACTGAATATATCAAAGAACTTCGTGAAGCTAGAGAAAGAAAATATGGTGTAACTCTGATGGGTCAACTCAAAAGGTTTGCAGATCTGTCGAAAGGTGCAGAAGAGTCTGGACAATTCTCTGCCGCCGTTAATGCAGAGAAGTATAGGTCTGCACTTGGTGGTCTTGCTATTGATAAGAGAGAAACTAATGTTATACATAATTTAGATAAACTTTCTCGTGATGAAATTGTTGCTAGACTTTCTGAACTTCGTAAAAACTACCCCTCTGCGT